TGCCCTTTAGTTCAATGAAATAAAGGGTTTCTTCATCGTAGACACAAGCGGCGGCGATGACTTTGTAGAACTCGTCAACTTCCATCCTTGCCCTTCCATTGGCTTGGCCTTGCGTGCCATAAAGCGACAGCAACAATCGCATAACCGACGATAAGGAACAAGGACGAAATGCCTCTTTGCAGGATCCAGTCGGTCATCGGAGTTCCTTCAGTTCGGCGACGGGTGTCGGATCAAACCAGCCGTCCCGCTCAATGACCCTGCCATTGACGTGGAGTTCGGCGAGTTCGATGAGGTTGAAGTAACCCCATTCTCCGCAACCGGGGAGCAGTTCTGCCCATCCGAAGGCCAAGCCGGTCTCGGGGTCTAGTTCGAAGACGTACCAGTCGGCGTTGCCTGAGAAGAAGTGGAGGTGGGCGATCTTGTCGGCGGTAGGTGTTTGTTCAGTCGCATACAGCGCCGGGATCTTTTCCACTTGCTTTTTCGGTGGGTTGAATCGATGACCTCGGATCTTGTCGATGGCTTTGATTTCAGGTGTGGTCAGGACTGTGGTCACTGTGTTCCTCCCTTAGAAGTGTGGGTCTTGGTAGTAGCGGGCCCGACCGATGTGCAGTCGAAGACCTTCGTGCTGAAGGTTGCCGTACTTGTCGGCAAAGAAAGCCTCTTTGTAGTTGCCGACGACGACGCTCGGGTGGTTGACGTCGATGGTCAGGTTGCAGCCGTAACCGCCGGTCTCATGGCTTTCTATGACTGCCTCGGGGCCGTGGCCGATCCGAGTTGCCTCTACAAGTCGCACTGCACCTTTGCGTTCGCCGCTCTTAAAGAGGACGACCTTGGCGACGATGGCCGGGTAGACGTCGGATCCGACTCGGATGCTGGCGGGATCTCCGACCTCGGGGATGGCTTTGGTGGTGATGTCTCGGATGCTGATTCCTGCGGTCATTTTGTTCCTTTCTTGGAGGCTCCCTGCCTCCGACTGAAGTGTACCACAACCGTGGTTAGGTGTGGGGATGGTTACCAATTCTCTGAGTTGCCGTAATGATCGTGCTGCATCTTGTAGAGCCGTTCGAGGCGACGGAAGTGAGCGACCGACTTGGTGATGCTTGTGATCGACATCCCGGGAACCGGTGAGCGCCAATCCACGCCATCCAAGATCAAGCCAATCTCGTTGTCCTCGTAGCACTCTCTGACAACCCCTGTGCATTTCGGACCGTTGATCTTGGGGTCGGTGCGAATCGCATGAACCCGAGGATCCTGCGAGTAGTCGCCCGTCCGACGTGCCTTCTTGATTGCTCGTCGGGTCTCATGGGCCTTGATTGCTGCTGCGCTTCGATCTGTCATCAGTTCATCCCCTGCATTTGTCCGATCCATTGAACCCGAAACTCTGCTTCGAGTCCCCGGGCTTTGGCCTCAGCGAACACTGCCTCTCGGGCAGGAAGGTCGCTGACTTTCCAAGCCGCATAAGCCTCGTCAACCTTGTGGTTGAGCCAAGCCTGCTGGTTGGCTGCTGCTTCGTGCTTTGCCTTCATTGCTTTCCTTTCCGGAGGGCCCCTGCCCTCCAACCGAAGAATATCATCAACCGGGGTTAGGTGCAAGTCCTTCAGGTACAAACGCATCCCTCTTTGGCTCGACGACCACCAACTCCGTTGACAACACCCGAACATGACGTCCACCCACCACAACCTTCGCCATCTGCGAATGCCGAGTGATATGCAGCAACTTACCCTCACGCCCATCAGGCAAACGAACTAAAGCCCGAGCCTTAGCATCACCAAACGTCGGTCCCGTTGCAGGTTTCATGGTTGCTCCTACGGCGAATCAAAGATCAACGAAAGTTTGAGGTCCGCCATTAAGAATGACAGTCGGGTTCTTACGAACCTTTCCCCTAGATGCCGACAAACGCACATCGATTTGCTCGGCATCCATTCGTGCAACCATTTCAACAAATGCCGGATCCAGCAGTTGCCTGACCCACGCCTGAATGACATCGGGGACGTCGGTCACGAAATCTCTGCATCTTCTTCATTGAAGTCGACAAGCAGGCGCTTGCCTTTGCCTCCGACGGAGTAACCGTTGATTTTGCCTTCTTTGACGAGTTCCCAAGCCCAAGGTTCCCATTGCACTCCAAGGAATACCGTGTTGGCAGGAAACTTGGTGTCGACAACACCACCGGTTGATTTTTGCATCGGGACGTCAATAGGAAACGGCCAAGTGACTGCTTCCAGCCATTCGCCAGCCTTCACCGACGTGTTGTGCTGCAAACGGATGTCACGATCGGCTTCGCGAACATAACGCCACAAACCCTTTTGGAGTTCAGCCGCATCGGTCCATTCGCCGTGAGCGTCGACCTGATCGGGGACATACCACGGAGCCAAAGTGAACCGTTCTTCAATGACGGACTTGACGACACTTGTTTTCTCAGCAGCCGAACGGTCAACTTCGTCCGCAGTGTCTTCCAGTTTGTAGCCCTTTTGAACCGTTTCTTTAGAAACCAATTCAATGAGCAGACGGTTTGGAATGACGTGCAACTTACAAAGAGCCTCAGGCTTAATGTTGCCCTCAACCCATTCGCATGATCCGCCACCTTCGTAAGCGACACAGTTGGCACAGTTCAATCCCTGATCTTTGAAAGGATTGTTTTCCATGTAATGCACTTCGGACTGCGGCCAAAGGCCATATTCGTAGGTGATTGATTCGTTGGCAGCCATGACGGCGAGTTGTCGGGTAGTCATGTCGCCCGACTTGTCTTCGTGGTCGTGGTCATCTTCCTCAGAGTCGTCTTCTTCAGAATCGTCGTCGTTTATGCCGTACACCGGAACGCCACCAAGCATCGTCATCGATGGCATCCCTTCTTTGTGGACAGGGAACAAGACAATCGCATCGTCGTCTTCGACAACGTCAAATGCAGTGGCTTTAGAAAGATAACCGTCAGCCACGTTTTCGCCGAAGAGGCGATTCAGGATTTCAACTGGGACAGCACGAATCGCATCTTCGCTCATCCGAACCAGTCCTCAAATGATGGAACTTCGCCCCGAGCCACAATGGCGGCAATCTCGGGAACAAGTTGGTTCCACATATCCATTTCTTCTTGATTCGTGACGTAATCCTCAACGTCTTTATGAAGATAAATGGCTGTAACCATTTCAGAGAGTTTGTCTGCGGCAATCATTGATTCTCCTTAGTCGCGAATCGCATTGTCGGCGGTGTTGCGTGGCTGCACAATTCTGCTGCGACCGCCTGACTCAGACGTAATTGAAGTTGCATACTGCTTGTTCATGAAAGTGTCCCAAGCGGGAAGGTCTTCCATGACGTGCTTTTGACCCTTTGTCTTTGAAACGACACGTTTCGGCTTGCCTTGAACGGTGTTATCAATCAAGACGACAGAGTCAAACAAATCGGCTTCAATTGCTTGCCTGAGAGTGGTCGAAACAGCCGCATGGGTAGCACGAACAATGGAGGCCGGGACTACCCGACCAATTTTTGCACCCTCAATTGGGAGCATTTTCTTTCCACGGGTTTCAGCCAACTGCACGGCGAGTTCTGTTGGCAAAGTCATGTAGTTGCCGACAACTTTGTAACCGGCTTCTTGCAGTGGCTTCACTTTCTTGCTCAATTTTTCGATCGAAGAGTCGCCAGTGCCGTCAAGAAGTACGTCAAGGCCACGTTGCTTTGCTTCCCGCATCATCCTCTTTGAAAGATCCGAAGATTCCTCATGAGAGAACCCGGCAAGCGAAGGATCTCCGGCCCGAGCCATTGCTCGATACTCAGGGAGCGAGGCTTTAATCGCATCAGGATCCACATGAACAGAGGTGGACTGACTCGGAACCGACACCATCCCTGCCTCTACAGCAGTGGACTTACCCGATGCCGGACCACCGCCCATAAAGGTGGCGGTCGGGTTTGCGCTCTTCGCAATCGGCATGGGTTTGCCATCAGGGCCAAGAATCATTTTGCCGTCGGCGTCTTTTTGCATAAACGCATCTGCAATGATCTTGTCGTGAAGAGCCTTGCGTTCCGGGCTGTAAACGATCTCGCCGAATTCGTTTCGCTTCGGGACCATCCTGCCGTCCGGGCCTTCTTCCATGACGGCAAACTGACTCATTGTGTCCTTGCCTTCAGGATTCAACGGCGTCATGCCATCATGAAATTCCGGGTCGGCCATAGCGGCAGCACGCTTTTCATCGGCAGCCGGGTCGGGATGCTCCGGGTTGTAAGCCTCGGTGTAATCAAGACGGGTCTGCATAGGACCGGTCATAACCCGCTTGACACCCTTAGGGAGTTGCTCCCCCTTTGACGGTTGCTTCTTGGTGTGCCCTGCCCAGCGGGCCTGAGCGGCAATACGGCCAGCGGCAGACCGCGATGCTGCGCTGGTACCGACACCGCCACGGGCCATGTATTTGCCAGCCCGAGGGCCGAGCGAAGTGATCTTCTTTTCGATCGGAATAAGAACCAATTGAGGCTCGTCGTTTGTTTCAACCCAAAGGACGTCCACTGAATCGCATGACTCCAAAGCCTTAGCCAGCGCAAGACGTTCCTGCGGGGCAATGGTGTCCAATTGTTCAATAACGACAGAAGCGTCGACGCCGAGAACGACGTCATTCACGTTGACGGTCATGTTGACTCCGAGATTGGTGACAAATCGTGGTGAGAATACCACCACAATCGCATCAACCCCGGTTCAGTCAAGTGTTTCGTTGGCCTCGGCAGCAGCGAGTTCGTCTCGAACAGTTCGCTGATCGTTCGGGTTCAACTGATCCCATTCCAGTTCGCCAAGAAAGAACCGTTCAACATCGCTCAGGTTCTTTTCGTCGATCGCATCGTTAGCCATGAAGAAACTGTAGACCTATCAATCCATTCTGTCTTCAAAGTTCTCAACCGTGGGGATGTCCATGCCACCGGTCGGGACGGTCTTGTAGAAATCCAAGATCATCTCTGTGGCCGGGGAGTCGATCGGAACAAAGTGAAGGCCACCATCACCCGGGTATGGGTTGCGATGATCGATGTAACGGAAAGCGATGTCGTCAGGGATGCCATCAGGGAACGCTTCGCAAGTAAACGAGCGATCCTTAGCAATCCGTTCACAAACAACACACATTGGAGGCATAGGAGTAGTCATAGAAACGAACCTACCATGGTTAGGAGCCGAAAAGCCATCTTGCGGCTTTTTTCAAAGTTTCCCCGAACCCTAGCGTCTTGATGCCCTCCCGTGCCCCAAATTCTCGGGCAGCAGAAATCAGGTCGGCAGCATTCAAGTCAACCCGGATGATGGGGAGTCGAGCGCCGGGAACGTCAAACGCATAAGCGGAAGCGGCAGCCCAGCGATGATGACCGTCGATTACAAAGCCGTCTTTAGAGACAAGGATCCGACCGGCTGGAGAATCATGGAAGGAGCCGTCCCTCATCATCTTCAGGACTTTCCCGGTCAAAGCCGCTGAAACGTCCGTTTGTGACGGTTTCAACGTTCGTGGGTCAACAGACTGCGCTGCCACTCTGACGCCCTTCAAACGCATCTCAGATAGGAACTGTGGCTTTGCACGGCTTGGCACCTGAGGCATCTGCTCCCGACGAAGCCCCATGTTCGCTCCGTCGAACAGGGCATAGCCCGGAATGCTGACGTTGCGAAGATCCCCGTCAAGCCCAGTGTCAACCATGTTGACGGTCAGGTTGCCGAGTTGCTTGCCTTCAACAGTGATCTTTTGGCCTCGGGATAGTGAAGCCGCATCGATTGAAGGGACGGCTTTGGTGCGGTTGCCCCAGCGGACGTTGGCAGCAAATCGACCGGCTTCAGAACGAGACATTTTGGTGATTGGCTCAGATATGAGGTCTTCAATGTCAACGAGGTCAAAGTCTCTACCGTCAAACGCATTGCCGACGGCCTTAGTGACCTTGTAGCCAGCCTCATAAACAAGTCTGCGCTCATCGCTGGTCAAAACGGGATCGATGACTTTGATTTGGCTTGTATTGAACGCCGATACCATCGCCGGACGTAGAAGAGACGCTATGACGATCCCGTCATAACCTTCAGATTTCAAATATTGAACGGGTGTTTTGCCGCTTGCTCTGAGGTTCAACACGGTTTGATTGAAGACATCATTGACAATGTCGTCGGCAACGCCTGATGTTCTCAAATGCTGAAAAACGGCTTGTTCAGCACGATTAGAAAACGTCAATCCTGATTGTCCGTTTTTTTCAAAATCAGTGTCAGTAATGACTAACGGTTTTTTCATGTCGACTCTGACAAGAGCCTGACGGCCTCGGGACTGGTATCGGACTTGCTGATCTCCGACTCCACTGGATGTCAATAACGAAGCGTAAATGCCTTCGCCAAGTTCGCCTTTGCCCTTGGGTTTGCCCGTGAAAGGCAGATCCGGGGTAGTTCTGTCAGTTGCGTGTATGCCGACAAGCGACACCGGTCCTTTTCCAGCCGCTTTTACAAACGCATCAATACCGAAAGGCTCGACTGATTCAGTGATGACTTCGTCAAGGATCGTTCGGCGGGTGCCCTCATCGGGATAAACGCCCTCAACGCCGACCTTTGTTTCAACAGGAGGGTTTCGTTTCGAGGTAACAGCACCTTGGCTGTAGCCCTTGTTACCCCAGCGTGCGTTAGCCGCTGCTCTAGCGGCCTCGGTGCGTGATCCGTACTTACGCTTGTATGCCTTAGCGATTGAAGGGTTTTCAAGTTCTTCGATGCTGACAAGGTCAAAGCCCCGGCCGTCAAACGCATCGCTGACAGCCTTCGTGACTGTTTCCCCAGCGCCCACGGCGTAAACCAATTGGCGTTCATCGGCCGTCAATGCAGGATCAATGATTTTAATTTGCTTGCCGGAAAAAACACTGACTTGCGACCCAAGCCCAATGGCCCGAAAACCCTCTTTGCTTGGCTGAGCAATAACAACAATTCCGTCGTAACCCGTGCGGCTCAGATAAGAACTGTAAAGATCCATTTTCGGGTTGAAATCATCTGCGCTTTGAATCGGCGGCATATCTCTTTGTACTAGAGCCATGATTTCCGAACGAGTTTCTTTGCCAGTGACCAAACCCTTTTTTTCTAAAGCCGTTATTGCCGCTATTTCGGCCCCCCCAAATTTTCCAAATCGAGTGTCTTCCTTGCGGATAACAATCGGATTTTTCAGGGAAACCGAAACCAAAAGTTGCCGACCACGTTCCTGATAATGCCTTTGATTTGCCATCCCAGTTGAGTCAATCAACGACGCGTAAGTGCCAGTACCAAGATTTCCCCCTCCAGTCGGTTGATCGCTGAACTTGAAGGAACTTGCAAAATCTTCGGTCGCATGAACCCCAACTAATTCCACAGGCTTTCCGTTTTCAACAGCAGAAACAAACAATGCGTCGTCAAACGGGGCAACTGACTCGGTCAACACTTCATCAACAACGTATTTTGCGGCGGCTTCGCTGCGATAGTCAGGATTCAAGGTCTCCACATTGATTGGAGTTTGGCGCTGAGAGGTGACGGCACCTTGCGAATACCCGGAACGGTTACCCCAACGAGCGTTGGCGGCCGCTCGGGCTGCCTCGGTTCGAGATCCGTATTTGCGTTGGTACGCCTTCTCAATGCCGTTGGACATTGAGGGCTGCGCCAACGTCTTGTTAGCCCGTTTCATAACGTGTTCAGCCTGATCGACAGACAGTTTCCGTGGCTTCGGGTTTAAGTGATATTCGGTGAACACTTCGGCAAACAGTTCGGGCGAGTTGGTCGACGCATATTCACCGACGTAATAGCCAACAAACTTTTTGCGAGATTCGGGAGTTATGGGCGTACCAGCCATTGCCCTGCTCACGGGATCGCTTAAACCTTCAATTCGTTTGCTGACAGGGACCATGCCGAAGGGATGGGAGCCCGTGAAATCAATCGCATGAGCGAACTCATGAACAAGGGTTCGCTTAGCCGTCTCTTTGATAACGGTCGAAAGTTTGCCTTCGCCCATCAAACCGGTTGGGGTGTAAAAACGGTTGTCTTCAGATTGCACCGAGGAAACAGCAAACCGAGCGGCGTTGTCGGGGGTAATAAGTTTGGCGTTGATGCGGATCCCTTGAACGGTCGTGATGTACGAACCAGCGACACTTTCCCCCATGGGCGGAACACCGAACTGCTGACCGAGTTCGATCAACTCTTTCTTTCTCTCTGCACTCAGGCTTGGCGGAAGACTGACGCCTCGGCCTGAAAACGCATCCTTGAAGACTTCTTCTGTCCCAACAAAGTGCAGTTCAGTGTCGGGATACAACGTCAATAGTTCGTTCAATCCGTCAGCGATGCCGTTAGCCGCATTGATATCAACACCGGTCAAGTCCAAGATTGTGCGTTCACCCCAACGCTCATTGAAAGCCTTGTTGATGTCTTTTATGGAGCCTTGGTCAACCCATGGCTCGATTTGAACGGCAGCAGTCTCAGCGGTGCCCGTTTCAGCACCCCGTCCACCCCAGCGCGCGTTCGCTGCTGCACGACCGGCCTCGGACCGAGACCCGTACTTGCGTTGATACGCCTTGGCAATAACAGTTGCAGGAGCGGTAGGAACAGGTAAACCAACTGAGATAAACGCATCCTCAATGATCCGGCGAGACAAACCCCGAGGGCTTGAACTCAAATGGTATTCAGAGAACGCTTCAGCAAACAATTCCCGATCGTTCCTTGAAGCGTATTCTGAAAGACCCTTTGTAGGGCCGCCAAATGCCCGAGCCCCGGCGTCCTTCAAAGCATTTCTTTGAAGTTCAGCCTCGTAACCTTGCAGTCGGTATTTCTTTTTGAATTGGTCGGTCAGCCAATAGTCGACATGATGCCCGAATTCGTGAGTCATAACTGATCTCACTCCGGTCAATGCCCGACCGTTCAGTGTGCGATCTAAATTGAAAACACCTTTAGGTTTGAATCCGGACTCTGCTCCAGTCCTAGCAATGTCATCGAAACCTCCAGTGGAATATTTGGCGTTGATACGAATCCAAGGTGAAGCAGCCTGATCTGAACCGTTTGCAGCATCACCCAAAGCCCCTTTCATGGGGTAACCACTTGCAGCGGGCTCTAAATCTCGCATACCGAGTTCGTCGCCAATGTTTTTGATTCGGGCAGCGACCTCAGGATATTGATCGGCGAGTTCGACAAATGTTGCAGCAACTTCATTAGAAATGGCGACATTTGCCTCTCGGAAACTGACATTGAGATCAGGGAAACGTCGCCGCAGTTCTGCTGCAATCTCAGGGTTACCTTTTTGATTCTGCCAAGGTTCAAAGTCGGCGGAGTAAACCGGAGAAATCGCATCAACCTTAGGAGCCCGGTTGCCCCATCGTGCCCGTGCGGCGGCCTGAGCGGCCTCACGTCTAGTCGCATACTTGCGTTTGTATGCCTTTTGAATTGAAGAAGGAACGGGAACACCCATATTGGCGAAAGCCGATTCAACGATTGTTCTTGCTGCCGGACGAGGATTCGCTGAGGTGTAAAACTCTGCGAAGGACTCGGCAAACAATTCTCGATTGTTTGTAGTCGCATAACGGGAAATCGTTTTACCGATAGCGAACTTGACGTCAGCCTTAGCGCCCGGAACAAGGGTCTTCTGAAATTCCTTTTTGATTTTCAATTTCGTTGACTGCATGAACTTGTCATGGTCTTTTGCACCAGCCGGAGAAGGGCTCCTGCCATCGGTCATGCTGCCTAACCAATAGTCGACATGATGCCCGAATTCGTGAGTCATAACTGATCTCACTCCGGTCATAGGGCGACCGTTGACAATGCGAGAGGGGTCATAGGAACCAGCGACAAACAAACCGCTTTCTTGACCCCTCTTTACTGCATCGTCAAATTTCTCCTTGGTGTAGAGCGAAGAGATTCGGATCCTGCCACTTCGATATTTCTTGGTTACAGGATCCCAAACCGGTTGGCGAGCAGACATAGCGGCGCTTATGTACGCGCTTTGGATAACGCCAATCCGTTCAGCAACCTCAGGGAACAGTGCAGCATTTTCAACAAATGCAGCGGCAGCCTCGTTAGCGACGTCAGGTTTAATTCCCACAAGATCGACTTTGATATTTGGGAATCGGCGCTGCCATTCCTCTTCAATCGCATCGGTCGTCGGCAAGTCCGTCCACTCAGCAGCAGAAGTCTTTGTTGAGCCCGGATCATCAGCCTTCTTGCCACCCCAACGGGCATTAGCGGCGAAACGAGCAGCCTCTTCCCGAGTGGCGAACTTTCGTTTGTACGCTTTAGCAATCCTCGAAGTCGGAACAGGAACTCCAAGGCCCTCAGCAAAACCATTGACCCAAGTAGTCGCATAAGGGCGAGGACTGTCGCTCAGATGTATCTCAGCCCACGACTCGGCAAAAGCCTCATCCATGTCAGCAGCGCCATATTCAGAAAGAGCCTTGCTGATTTCTTTCGATCCGGTGGTTTCTCTTCCGAATTCGTTTATTTTCGTTACCAGTGGCCTGACGTTTTTCCAAGCAGCGTTGTTGCCTTTATCAAGAACACTTTGCAAGTCGTTTTGCCATCTAACGTCGCTGGAACTTTGTTTGCCCATATGTCGTGCAACGGCATGACCGAATTCGTGGACAGCGATGTATTCGCCCGCCTTCACGTTCGATCGTGTCGGGACAACCCAACCGGAGTACTGATTTTTGCTGAAAGCGTCTTGAACGAAGTTGTCACTGTCTTCCGAGAAAACGATGAAGCCGTATTTCATCGAAGTGCCACCGAAACAACCGTTAGGCAAATAGCCCACGAGTTTTGTGGTCTCGGCATCGCTCAAACCCAACTTTTTTTGAACGGTTGGTCGGTACAGAGGCGAACTTGTTCCTCCAACAAACGAAAGACCGGCAGCAACATCCGGGTATTGCTCAAACATGGCATCGAGCCCAGCGGCAGCCTGTCTAGCGAAACGGATTGATACGCCCTCGAAACCGCCGGGAACTAAAGCACCGTGCTTCTCGTTCCAAGCAGCGTTGACTTCGTCAATGGTTTCAAGTTTTGTCCAGTTGACTTCTTTAGCAGCAGAAGGTTTCGGTGACCGGTTCCCCCATCTTGCGTTCGCAGCGGCCTGAGCGGCCTCACGTTTAGTCGCATATTTGCGCTGATAAGCCTTCTGAACTGAAACCGGGTTCAGACTAGGTTTCCAATTCGGGATCAAAACCATCGTGCATTTGCAATTGGGATGATCCAAAGGGCCCATCTTGCCGTTTGAGAATGTCTCTAACATCCCGACCGTTTCGCCATTCAGTAACTTGCATCGATCGCATGGGCGAGTGGCGAACCAGCGTTTCCCGGTCGTGTAAGGATCGATGAGCCCCGAGTCGGCGGCTTGCAGCCATGACAAATAGCGGCCGTACATAGCGGCCTGACCGGTTTCAGTGCGGGCAATGGTCATGGCGCGTTTGCGAATAAGGCGGGCCCGATACTTCTCCGCCAACTCGGCAGCCTTTTTCATTGCCGTTTCATACGGCATCGTCTTCGACAACTGTTCAAACTGGCGGCGTTCAAAGTTCTCTACTGCCCGGGCCCAACGATCGTGCAAGCCGATGCTGTTGCGGAGTTCCGCTGCGATCTGATCGACGGTGCGGCCTTCACGGAAAGCCCTAGCGACGACATCACGGACCGTTTGCTGAACTTCTTCGGTGACCTGCTTTATCAATTGCCCAACACGGTCTTCGGCGTAGGCAATGGCTCGGGGATCGGTGATATCGAAACGCATAGTTGCGTTTACGGTTCGAGACAGCGGTGCTTCCTGTTTGACAGCACCCTGAAGAATTGCCGCTTTCAACGGATCGAAGAGTTGACGGAGGAACCCTTCAAAGCCTTTGAGATCCCCAACTAATGCAACCCAATCGGCGGTTGCAAGGTTTGTGAGATCCGGGTTAATCGCATTAATGGCACGTCGATAGATGTCAATGATCTGATTGACGAGAATTGAATCCCCTGTGGGGACTTTTGCTTTGCTGAGGCGCTGAAAGTTGAAGGTCACGGGTTATGCCCCGTCTGCCGGAATGTCCTCTGCTGGGCCTGAGTCAGTCGCATCGGCAGAGCCGGTATCGGCTGCCGTTTGTGCTTCCATGTCGGCTTGGGCTTGGGCGTCTTCAGCCTCTTTAGCGTCCCGAGCGTCATGGTCGATGGGGGGAAGGGAAGCGATCTGCCGCATATGGTCTTCAAGGTCTTCGTCGGTGACGATGATGCCAGCCGAGGTGAGTTTCGAGACGTAATCGGAGATTTGTCCGAGATCCACTGCGGTGACGTCGCCGACAACGAGTTTCGGGCATCGGGTGACATCCATGCCGTTGACTTCAAGGAGACGTGGAATCGCATGATCGTTGAAAACATCGGCGATCATTTTGCCCCAAGCCTCAATGGCAGTGGTGAACAGGTCAACCTTTGATGCGCCGAGGGAGAACGATCCGACGCTTTCGTGGCCGAGCAGAATGAAGTCGGCCAGCACGGTCATAGCGATTCGTTGGTCGTAACGGGAAATGGTTTTGTCAATGTCGAACTGTCGGGTGCCTCCCGAGTTCAGGAGACTGAATTCGACGAGACGGTGTCCGTCGGCATCATGCAGCATGGGCATGACGATGCCTTCTGCTTCGTTTCGTTTGACGCCTTGGACGATGGCTTGCACTGAAGCGAATGCTGATTTTTCGTCGGCAGTCGCATCCGATGACATCCACTGTGGTGGAACCCAAGCGATTGGCAAACCGGCGAGGTCTCTTTCGATACCGATGGCTTCAAACTCTTCAATGCGGCGCTTGTAATACCAAGGGCGATACGCATTGCGGATAACTGAGCGGCCTTCAGGGTTGCCTTTGACCGTTGTGGTGCGGAACAGCAGGCCCTTTTCAATCGGGATGGTTGCTCGAACCCCTGTGGATGGGTCCAACTGTTCCATTGAGATGAGACCGCCAGCGTCGTCAAAGTACCAGCGGATCAGCGTGTCCTGTGAGCGGATCGGGAGTTTGCGCCAACCGATCTTGCCGTCAGTGAAACGGGAACGCTTAGTCGCATCCTTTTCAGCCGGACCGACTCGGCGCTTGTAAACAATTTCATGGAATGACCAGCCGTGCAAAAGGAACGACAGGATTTGAGAAAGAGTCGACGACCATGAATCGCTCATGTCGTGGCGACACGATTCGACGAAGTCGGCGACTTCGAGATCCTTTGCATCGGGTTCTTCGGTGTCTTTGTCAACATATGGGTCAACTCGCCATTCGACTCGCATCAGGAGACGTTCAATGGCAAACAGCATTGCTCCGATGACCGGATCGTTGTCAGCCATTTCCCGGTATGCGCGTGCGCCCTCGCGCCCGCGAAGACGGTTCAGGAACTCTTCAACAATTACTCCACCGCCTCGTTTGAGGCCGGTTGAGCCAAGTTCTTGGAAATCAGCCATCAGCGAGACCCTTGCATCCATCCAGCGCCGCCGCCGTCGTGGGGCTGCTTTTTTACTGCTCCGGTAACGCTTTGCTTCGTGGAACCATTACCGATGCGGAGATTGATAGTGGTTTGATCGGTGACAGCCGTGACGACAGCGTGGCGAACTCGGCCAGCAGCGGTGCGGTATCGGACAAACGAGCCTGTTCGGACGATGTAAGGCATCAGAAACCTTTCCGTTCGTTGACTCGGGCAAACGCATCCTTCAAAGGGACGCCATCAATGACAAGTCGACGGATTCGAGCCCGCTGCTGTGACGTTGCTCCACCCCAAACACCCCAGCGTTCCTTCAGCCCTGACTGTAAGCAATTGAGTTTCACGGGGCAGTCCTGACAGATACGGGTAGCGGTGACGGTGTCCGGACCGAAGAATGGGCTGCATCCAGTGGCTTCTCGGCGACATTTAGCGCCTTGCCACCACATTGGGGCCGCAACCCACGGTAGGTTCACTCGCCGTTGTCAACAGAGATTCGGGCAACAAGGGTCAGGGCTTGGTCATCTGAGAATCCGGCCGCGACGAGACTGAGAAACATTTCGTGGATGGCGATGGCCGCTGCGGACATGGGTGTGTCAATGTCTTCGAACGGTTGTTCATCCATAGGCGGCGATCATACATCCCCAGTCGCATTCGGGACAGGGTCACCTTTTTTTGGCTGTTGAGACGACCCAATTGATTGCTTTCATGAGGTTGGCGAGGATCGCTGCGATCAGGATTGCGAGACCGATAATGAGTTTCACGGTGGCTCGGCCGACATAGAAGATCGCCAAGATCATGTAGGGCAGCATGATGACCATCAGGGTTTTGGTTTCCTGTCATTTAATCTCATCCATGCTCCGTGCCATTCGCCGTCAGAATCATGGGATGACAGGACGCCATATTCTTGGTCGTGAGTGACGATTTTGCCGACGAGGTGGCGGAGGTTGAGTTGACAGATGTCGCATTCG